CGAAGCCCCGCCAGTAGATCAGGACGCCGGCAGGCCGTCGAAGTCGCCCTTCACGAAGGCTTCCGGACGGAACACCGACAGGCCCACGCGCTCCTCGCAGAGGATGGTGACCATGTTCTTCACGAGGTTGTCGCGGTCCTCGGTGGAGACGGTGACGCTGACGTCCTCGCGATCCCAACCTTCAGCGCCTTGCTGGAATGAGCCAGTCAGGAAATCACCGATATCCATGGACTTGGAAGCAACAACCGGGCGACCCCACAGACCCGGAACGGCCAGGCCGGTCGGGGTGGCGAAGACATAGTTGTTGTTCTTGTCCTTGGTCAGCTCGATCGCGGCCCAGTCCACTGGGCTCAGCACGATGCCGTCGGCGTCGTACTCGGCCAGGGTGACCTGCAGCAGCGCGAGGCGTAGGCGGTCGATGGCGGTCTCAGCCTGAACGACGACGCCAGGGTTCGCGTAGATGCTCGCCTGAGTGTAGAGGCCGTTCAGGTTGAGGCCGACGCCGGAGCCCTTGAGCAGCTGCATCTCCTCCTTGAGCTTCAGGCCATAGCGCAGGCGGCCGTCGATGTAGCTGGCCAGCATTGGAGCGTCCGACAGAACCTGGCGGGACGCACGAACCCAGTGGGCGATCGTGGCCACCGGATCGGTATCCAGCTCGAAGGTGATGTCCGATTCCGGCTTCGGGTTCTGCGGGTTCTCCGACACCGGCGCGGCGTTGTTGGTGAAGCCGGTCTCGCGCACATACTCGATGGAGTTCGAGGTAGTGCGCCCCCAAGCCAGCAGGTCGCGTACGAAGAGGCGCTGCTGAGTGGGGAGGACCATTCCGACGCGCTGCGGCTGGATCAGGTCGCCAGCAGAGCCGGTCAGGCTGGTGATCGCAGCCTTCACCGGAACGGTAAAGCTGCCCTTCGCACCGCCCGCGGCGCGGGCAGCCCAGGCGTCGTAGCCTTCAGCAGCGATGAAAGTCTCACCCATGCTCTCGGGCGCAACGATACGGCCGCCACCTTTTTCCAGCTTGGCCATCAGCTGCTCAGCAGCCTGCAGGCGGGCCTGAAGTTCCCCCTGGGAAACCAGGAGCTTATCGACGCTGGCCTTGGTTTCTTCGGAGAGCTTGGAGTGCGCCTTCAGTTCCTTTTCGGACCGCTCGGCGTAAGTTCGCAGATCGTCGCCAACCTTCTTCAGATCGGCCTGGACCTGTTGGTATTCCTGTTCGATTGCCGTGGGCATTTGAGTTACCTCGCGAAAATGCTGGTGATGGTGGAGCTGATGTTTCGCGCAGCCCCTGTGGAAGGGTCTGCAGGGTTGGTGGCGTCGCGCTCACCATCGCCAGCCGAGTCGCTCAGGCTGGCTTTGAAATCGGAGATCAGGCGCATGGCCTCGGAGCGAGGCATGCCAGACGCGCGCAGCGCGTTCTCGATGCGGCGCACCGTCTGGGCTGATGGTTTCTCGTTGCCGCCGGCGACCTCGTCGGAGTCGAGCAAAGAATCAGCAAAGCCCTGCTCTACCGCCTTGCTTCCCCCGATCCAGGTCTCGCCGTCCATCATCGTGGCGACGGTCTTTGCATCCAGGCCGGTGCGAGCCACATAGACGTCAGCCATCGCTGCGTCGAAGGGCTCCAGGTAATCCGCAAATTCCCGGAAGTCGTGCCGGTTGCCGGCGGCCAAGGTCCAGGCGTTGTGAATCATCAGGAAGCCCGCACGAGCCACCTGCACCTCGTCGCCTGCCATCGCGATGATGGAGGCGGCCGATGCGGCCATGCCGAGCACCTTGATGGTCACGTTCCCCGGGTGCTCGCGGAGCAGGTTGTAGATAGCCAGCCCCTCGAACATGTCGCCGCCTGGGCTGTTGATATTCACCACCACGTCACCGTCGCCGATCGTACGGAGTGCGCCGGCAATGCGCTTGGCGGTAACACCATCGCCGGTCCAGTAGTCCTGACCGATGATGTCGAAGATGCTGATGCTGTTGTCTTTCTCGGAGGCTGCCTGCACTGCTGGGTTCCAGCGCTCCATGGCGCGGGCCGACAGGTCAAAACGCAGGCCAGCCGCGGGCGCGCCCACACGCGCGGCGGGCAGTGTTTTTCTGGACATGTTGGTTCCTCTGGATCAGTTGCCGGCAGGGGCCTTGCCCAGCTGGTCGAGGGGGATCAGTGCGGTCTGCACTGTGAGCACGTCGGCATTGCCACCCATTAGCGGCAGATTGTCCTTGGCGCGACCTTCATCGCGGGTCATCAGGCCGTTGTTCACCATGCTCGCCAGGTATTCCGCGCGGCCTTTGCTGTCAGCTCGCAGCAGGCCTTCCACGGAAAACTCCGCGTAGGTAGTCATCTGGTCGGCCAGCGATAGCAGGTCCTTGTTGATGGCCTGCTCGATGCGAGTCAGCCAAGGCCGCAGCGTGAAGGTCAGGAAACCGATCATCTGTTGCTCGATCCCGGTCCCCCAGGAGCTGGACTTCTCCGACTGGCCGACCATGAAGGGGGGCACCCTGAACCAGCGGCAGATTTCTTCCACGCTGAACGCGCGAGACTCCAGAAGCTGGGCATCCTTGGGGTTGATTCCAATGGTCTTGGCATCCATGCCGCCCTCGAGCAGAGGCGACTTCCCGGCATTGATGGCGCCGCTGACCTCGGCCAGTCTCTCGCGAAACTCGGTTCGCTGCTCCTTGTTCAGGACCCGCTGCATGGTGAACGCAACGGTCGGCGCCAGGCCTTTCTCGAATGTGCTGTTGGCAGCGTTTCCGGCCGCCAGGGCTGATCCGAAAACTTGCGACCCGTACTCGATAGCGGACAGCCCCCAATCACCGTCGATGGTGAAGCCCGGGATACGGAAGATGTTCTTCGCGGGGATATCGCGCTGCGTCCCATTCTTCTCGGTGTACCGGTACTTCCTGTTCCCGTAGATGTCGCGGGTGATGGAAAGGCGGCCAGGCGCCAGGAAGTCCATCGACACCATGCGCTTGCCGATGTAGTTCTTCTCCGCGAATCCGTTCCCCCGCAACAACATGGAGACGATCATCGCCTCCCAGAACACCACCGCGGTGGAGTCCGGGTTGGGACGGGAGTGAATGATGCTGTAGAGCGGGTGATCGGTCAGCGCCAGCCGGCCTCTGGCGGTCTTCTCATAGAGGCCCAAGGGCAGAGTGGAGATTGTCTCGGCGATCAAGCGCGCGCAGGCCCACACAGCAGACAGCTTGAGGACCGAACACTCGTTGACCGATTGGCCAGCGACATTCGTGCCGAACTCATGCCAGAACGTCTCATCCGTCAGGCCGACCGGTACACCCAGCCAGCCCAGAACGGCAGCCTTTAGCCGGCTCGGCTTCTTCGTCTTGGGCTTCATACGATGATCGGTGCCTTCAGGAATTCATTGAAATCTCCCTCATCACAAGCCGAGGGGTTGAGCGCCATGAGCGTTGCCGCATCGAAGGTGGCCATCAGCGGGTCGATCTTGGCGGTGCCGCTGACCTGCTTGTTGATGGCGAGGGCGTTGCCGACCTGGACGGTCCGCGCGTTGCCGACGCACCAGGCCATCAGCGGCTGGCCGCCGTGGACGAGCTCGCCGCCGGCGACCTTCCGCTCGGTGGTCTTGATCGCCCCATTGAGCTTCCAGCCTTGGCCGATGCCCACGATGTGCTCCATCGTGAAACCTCGCTCCTCGGTGGTGAGCTCGTCGACGATGTCGCCGATACCGGCCTGGTCGACACCGATCGCCTGCTTCTCGGGGAACAGCCCGGCTGTCTTCACTCGACAGAGGATGTCGGCGAGTTCGTTCACATCGTCTCCGGGGAGGGCAACAATGGTCAGGTCGCCATCGGCCTTGAAGTCCAGGAGCTTGGTAGCGATGTCCTTGCGCCGCTCCAGCACGATCTCGTGCGCCCAGGCATGCGCCCAATGCAACCAGCGACGGGAATCCTTCTCGCGACCGAGAAGCGTCAGGCCGAGCAAGTCATCGAGGCCGCCGCCGTCGATTCCGGCCACGATCACCTCGGAGCGGAGAATCAGCTGATCCAACGTCAGCGACTTGTCCGTCCTCTTCTCCCAGTGATCGGCGCCGGCCCAGCGGTTTGCCCGCAGGTTCATGCCTATCTGGATGTTGAGGTGCTTGGCGAAGAACTTGCGCTGCGCCCCCTCGTCCATCCGGAGCACCTTGGCCAGGTGATCCTCCAACCACTCCCTGCTGACCGATCGGCCCAGGTTGGGATTGGTGACGTAGAAGTTGTCCGGGTTGAGGTAGGTCTTGTTCTCGACCATGTCCTCGGGGAACTCGTACAGTACGCCCAGCGACTTGCGGTCATCGACCACGCCGTCCCGGACATCACGGAAGTAATCCAACTGCTCCTTGAAGACGCCGGCGGGCGGCTCGTCGCTCTGCGTGGAGAGCATGATGACGCCCCCCTCTTCCCGAGAGATCTGGCCGCCGGTGGCTTCCATCAGCATCGCGTCTGCGTTAGGGCGCTTGCCGAACACCCAAAGCTCGTCGATCAGGATCTTGCCGGACTTCTTACCCGACACGGTGTCGGTATCGGCCGCCACGACCTTCAGGGCCGCGTTGGTAACCAGGTGGGTGATAGTCCTGATGTGATCCTGAACGTGGAGCAGTTCAGCCAACTCAGGATCTGCACGCACCATCGCGGCAGCCGGCTTATAGCTGTTCGCCGCGACCTCAATGGTCGGAGCGATAATCAGGAGCTCCTCATCATGTCGCCAATTGAGGATCAGCGCCGTCAGCATGATGCCTGCGGCGATGGTGGACTTCGTGTTCTTCTTGCTGATGAGCAGGAAGAAGGTTCGGATCAGTTGCTTGCCGTGCTCGGCGTCGTAGGCGCCGAAGATCGCAGCGACGAAATCGAAGACCCACTGATCGCAGCACTCGCCGAAGGTCGGCTGGCCAGGAAGGTCAACTACCCGCAGCGAGCGGAAGACCTGCAGCGCGGCCTCGGCCTCGCTTGGGAAAAGTGGTGCGAACGGGATAAGCGACTGGCCAGCGACGATCCGGCGCTGCCAATCAGGACAGGCCGTAGTCCACTGCATGCGTCACCCCTTGGTGTTGTCGACAGCAAGTTTCGGCGCTGGACGCGCTGCGAATTTGCCCTTGCTCGCTTCTTTAGCCGCGGTACCCCGCTGCTCCTTCTTCCCCTGGTCAGCCTTCTTCCCGTGGAAGTAGTCGACAGCCTTCTGGGCAGCGCTCCGGCGATCGAACACCTTTGCACGAGGCTCGTTCATCAGCGCGAGCAACCACACCAATGGATCGCCGGTAACCGGAAGGCAATCGAGGAACTCGCCATTTGAATCGGAAAGATCGCCAGCAACGTCTGGATGTGCGCTAGGCGGAGGGCGCGGATTAACATTTCGTGGCGCCGTTAACTTCTGCAGTTCGGCAACAACATCGGGATGTTTGGCCAGGCGAGATCCGGCGACGGCAGCACTGGAAGGCGCGTAGCCCGCGGCCTCGGCTGCCTCCTTGTTGGACGCACCTCTGGCCTTTGCGTCAACAAACCGCCGCTGTTTGTCTGTTAACGCCATTAACAAAAACCTCAAAGGGGGGAAAAATCCGCGAATGAGAGGGGGCGCGGTTTCCAGTGCGATGACTTTTCAGAGTTTTGACCCACCCCTCCCCTCTGGGGCGATTTTTCGCACCAATTTGGTGCAGAAGTCAGGGAGACGTCGGACTCATGCTGCCCCCCCATCGGTCCGCGTCTTGCGGTCGTGGCAGCTTCCGGGACCGCAGCAGAGGATCTGACAGTTCTCTTCCGTGTCCTCGCCGCCCTGGAAGAGCGGGACCTTGTGGTCCAGTTCGAAGCCGCCAGGGTATGCCACCATCACGCCGCATTCGGCGCACTGAGGTGAAGCCAGCCACAGCCGGTAGCGGCGCTTCTGCAGCCTGCTTCCGGTCATTCGTCGCTCGCTGGTGCTGGCCGTTGCCTTCAGCTTGGAGCCGACCTGCTGCAGCCGAGGCGCCAGTGTCGGGATCTTAGCCATGGTGACCGCCCGGCTTCTTCAGCGGCCTGCCTGACAGGTCATGCGTGATGATGCTCTCGGCCTCGACATCGACAGCGCCTTCATCTGCCATCGCAGTGATCAGCGCGGTGAGCAGGTCGTTGGTCTTGCGCTGCTCGGCAACCATGTCAACCAGCAGAGGGCGCAGGTCCCGATCAATGTGCGCATCAGCCCCGCCAGTCAGCAGCAGAGCACTCATACCAAGACGCTCGGCTCCCCGTTCAACGTCCTTTGCGAACGCCGCTTGCTGCTCTTTGTCCAGTAGCCGATCCATCTTCACCACCAACACTGGCTTTTCTCTTTCGCAGGGTCGCTCGCTCATACATGATCCTCAGATTGGCCAGGATGTAGGCACGGGTTTCCTCACAGCGCTTGCAGGCCATCACTCACCCGCCTTGCTGCTAGGCAGCTTGAAGTTGGCGTAACGGTCGGCCAGCGCCCGGATCTTCTCAACGCCCAGGAACCCAACCCACCCACCAACGAAGGTGGAAAGCGACTGAGGCAAGCCAAAAAACTCCAAGCCACTGATCAAAGTCACCGTGAGGCATCCGCAAATAGCGCCTTCGAGGATCGCCTGGCGACGAGTACCGCCGCCATAGATGATCCGGATCGCAGCCATCACGAACGAGAGACCAGTGGCGTACAGCACTGGAGCATGTTGGCTCAACCAGGCGAGCACCAACGCCCATGTCTCCGGTTTGTCGGGCATGTTTGACATCTCGATATCCCCTCGGCGGGGCGGAAATGAAAAAGCCCCGCACTCGGCGGGGCTTGGG